GATTCTTTTCACCGTACATTTGTGCATACCACTGGTTTGCGTATTGTTTCATTTTACTCATTGTTTTCACCGTATTGCCTTTTTAATTCTTTCGAGAACTTGCGAAATTGTTTTTCTGATTTTGAACCGTTTGGAGGTTGGGGCATACCGCCAAACAATGATGCCATTATATCCTGTTCCTCGCCCATCGGTTCTTCTTGCTGCGAACTCAGTATTTCTTCGCCTTCTTCTGGCTCTGTAATACCCAGTATTTCCCTCGCTTGACGTTGACTTACCGCACCACCCAACTCGACAAATGAGCGTACACCTTCCATAAACTCTTTCGGATCATTCTTCTCTAATGAGAACGACCATCGAGGCATATAATCAGTTTCGCCAAAGTTGTATTCGTGATACCGCTTTACAAACTCTTTTGTCAAAGTGTCAGCAAGATTAAGTGCATCACATTGGATAATACGTCTAAATGTTTCTGCGTGTTGGTCGCCAACGCTAGAACCCAATCCGGTGCTAGTTGCTTCCGTTGTTGCGGTTTGCCCAATTATCAATTCTTTAATTTGTCCCGCTAGATACCCCTCAATCAAATCAGCGAATACTTTGGCTTGCGATGCGTTAACTTCTTTAATGTCTAACGAATAAGAGGAATCATCGCCCGGTTGCTTAGGAATCAAAACCGACACATCACCAATAAGATTCTCCATGACATCCTGCATAACAGATTGACCGGCTGAATTGCCATCGGGGTATGTGCCTATTCTGATTCCCATACCATATCTTTCAATCCACGTCATCCAGAATTGAAGTGCCGTTTGCTTCATCATCCACTGGAACCAAACAACATCACGCAAGCCACGACCTGAATAAGCGAATGCTGCTTCTTCGGGTACTTCATAATCTGGTCCTTGGTTATCGTGCGTATGCAGAATTAACTGCTCTCGTTCTTCTTCGTCTAAGTGGTGAATTAAACCGTATGGTCCATGCTCCCATTCTCCTTGATATCTTCTACCGACATAGATTGACAAATCCCCTTCCTCGGTAAATGCCAGCGTGTCTGAATGTATTGGTAGCCAATCACCGGGAACTACTGATTCCCCATCCATCTCTGGTGTTATCTGTAATGCAGCGGGACCATACCAAACTGCATCCAATAGCGACTTAAAAAACTCTATCGGTCGTTGCAGATTGTTGCGTATGATTGATTCTAGTTCTTTGGCTTGCTCTACTTGTATCTCATCGCCCGTATCTTCAGGGACAATTTCCCATTCTAACAAAGCAACTGCTGATTGCCTTTGGAATAGCGGGGACATAATATCGGGGTCACGCCTCATCTGCCTTTGGAGTTGGCGGTCTTGTCGCAATGACATATCTGCCCTGCGTAGCACTTTTGTAAAGTGCGTGATATACGACCTTTGCAACTCGATAACAGAGGC